CAGTCGGCACGGTCACCAACGCCGCCCTGGCCAACAAGGCCGAGCGTCAGGACAATTCGAACGGCACGCAGGGCAACGGCGGCGGCCTGCATTGCGCTACAGGTGAGAAGGCCGTGGCGGGCTCCACCGGGGCCTCGACCGCCAACCTGACCACGGCCGCCCAGCACGCCCGCATCACCCTGGCGCTGCAAGAGCCGCAAGCCGGGGGCTACGTCCTGACCTGCGCGAGCGGGTCCTACAGCACATCAGGAACGGCCGCTGCGCTTCTGGAAGCCAAGCGGACGCCGGGCAATTCGGGGTCCTACAGCCTGACCGGTGCGAACGCCGCGACGATGAGGGGCCGTCCGATCACGGGGGCCTCGGGCTCCTACGGCCTGTCGGGGACCGCCAACGCCCTGCGTCGCACGCGGAACCTGGCGGCCAACACGACGAGCTATTCGGTCTCGGGAACGATCGCCGTCCTGAAGCGCACGCGGATCATGGCGGGCGCGACGGCGAGCTACAGCCTGGCCGGGACCAACGCGACGCTGCGCAAGGGCGTGTCGATGGCGGGCGCAAGCGGGTCCTACGCGCTGACAGGCACGGCCAACGCGCTGAAGCGAAGCCGGATCATCGCCTGCGCCACGGCGGCCTATTCGCTGAACGGCACGGCGCTGACGCTTTCGACGGTCAGCGCGAAGACCCTGGCGGCCGATACCGCCAGCTACGCCCTGACCGGCTCGGCCTTGGCCCTGAAGCGGGGACGGCTCCTCGCTTGTGCGACGACTAGCTATGCCTTGACCGGAACCGCTGCGGCGCTGAGGTTTGGATTCAGGGCGCAGGCGAACTCGGGAAGCTACGCCCTCAACGGATCGGCGGCGACGCTCACCAGAACCCGGCTGATCGCCTGCGCGACCGCCTCCTACAGCCTCAGTGGCGCGGCGGCTGCGCTGATAAACAGCCGGCCGATCCCGATGGGCTCCGGGGCCTATGTCCTCACCGGCTCGGCGCTATCGTTCCGCAGCTACAAGCTGGCGGCAGACGCCGGCATCTACGCCCTGGCTGGCGTCGCGCTCACGATGACGCTGAGTGAACAAGCGATCTTCGCCCCTCCGCTTTCGGGCGGAACGGCCTACGCCCCGGCCTTGAGCGCCGGGTCAATCACCGCCCCGCCGCTTTCTGGCGGTTCCATCATCGCGCCACCCTTGGGAGGCTGACATGTCCGGTCTCCCGCTCGTTTTCGGCTATCACACCCGGCGAACCGGCCGCTTTCCACCGTTCGCCAATGAGAACCTGTTCGCCGAAGCCGCGCCGTCCAATCAGGACAAGGGCCTGGCGCTGATCGGGCGGCCTGGCCTGACCGACTTCACCGGCGTTGCGACGGGTCCGGTTCGGGCGCTGTTCTATCAAGCCGGCCTGTTCGGCGGCGACCGCTTCATCCTGGCGGGGCCGACGCTCTATCGCATCGCTACGAACGCGACGGTGACGGCGGTCACGGGGACGGTGGCGGGCTCCGAGCGGGTCAGCGTCGCGGCGGGCCTGAACAGCCTTGCGGAGTCGGAACTGCGCATCGCCACGGGCTCGGAACTCTACCTCTACGACGGGACATCGGTTGCGCTGGAGACGTTCGCGGGCACGGCCGGGGCTTCGTCCATCGATTACATCCGGGGCATGTGGATCGCCTCGCACACCGACACGCAGGAGCTTTACTTCCGCTTCCTGGACGATGCGACCTGGACGGCGCTGGCGTTTCAATCGGCCGAGTACACGCCGGACAAGGCCGTCGCCGTGACCCATCTGGGCGATCAGGTGGTGGTGATGGGCGAAACGTCCGTCGAACTGTTCGCGCTCTCGGGCGACGCGGTCAACCCGCTCACGCCCTATGGCGCCGGACTGATCAACGAGATCGGCTGTCGGGCCAGGGATAGCGTGGTCCGGCTGCAGGATGCGCTCTACATGGTCGGCGACGACTGCCAGGTCTACAAGCTGACGCCTTCGCCGAAGGTCATCAGCGATCCGGGCCTGACGGAAATCCTGCGCGGGGCCGCGGCGAACACGCTGGTCGCCTGGGGCTATCTCCTCGACGGCCACGAATATTACGTGCTGGCCACGGAGGTCGGAAGCTTCGTCTATGACAGCCTGACCGGCTTCTGGTCGAAGGCGTCGAGCTATGGGGAAACCTACTGGCGGCCGTGGTTCGGGGTGCAGATCGGCGCATCCATCCTGGTGGCGGACGGCAACCCCGGCAACGGCACGCTCTGGAACCTCGACCCGGAAGCCCTGACCGATGACGGCGAGCCCATCGTCGCCCGCTTCTGCGCCTGGCTGGAAATCCCGGAAGGCCGCCTCGAGGTGTTCAACCTCGTCCTCAACTGCGCCACCGGCTGGAGCCCCTTGGCAGGCCAGGGAAGCGCCCCGCTGATCAAGTGCCGGGCCTACCGCGACGGGACGGTTCCGGGGCCTTGGCGGGAAGCCTCGCTCGGCTCGACGGGCCAGTATGACGGCGAGGTCCGCTGGAACCGCTGTGGACAGTTCAAGGGTTCCGGCGTGCTGTTCGAGTTCGAGGTGAGCGACCCGGTTGTCCGGCGGATCACGGGCGTAAGGGCGAACGTCGCATGATCCGGGGAATAGCTGTCACCGTCGATCGCAAGCCGTCGTTCGCCTTCTGCCGCGACTGGTCGGTGGCGATGGCGGCGAAGAAGGCGTTCGACCCGACGTTCGAGGTCATCCCGCTTCCGCACTGGCTGGCGATTGTCGATGACGAGGGCCTGCCGACGCCGCAGTTCGTGCAGCTCACCCGCAAGTTCACGCCGCCGATCGCGCAGCAGGCGTTCGCGGACAAGCAGGGGCGGCCGACCGACTACGCGCTGAGCTGGTGGAAGACCAAGGCGTGATCCGCCTCGCCACTCTTGAGGACATGCCGCGCCTGATTGAAATGGGCGAGCGGTTCTTCGTGACAGCCGGCTGGGAAGACGTCGCGGAGTGGGACGAGGCGTCGATCACTCGCACGCTGACCCATCTTATCGAGCAACCCACGGGGGCGATCTTCGTCCTGGAAGACGGCAAGCAACTGGTCGGCATGGCGGGCGGGATGCTCAACCCGTTCTATTTCAACATCCACCACATCACCGGGCAGGAGTTGTTCTGGTGGGTGGAGCCGGAACACCGAGGCCAGGGCGCGGCGCTGTTCGACGCCCTGGAGGGCTGGGCGAAGGATCGTGGGGCGCACAGCTTCAGCTTCATCGCCGTTGATAAGATCAAGCCCGAGGTGATGGGCCGAATTTACCGGATGCGTGGCTATCACGCCGCCGAACACAGCTACATCAAGAGGTTCTAGCATGGCGATCGGCACGACAGCCGCCATCCTGGGGTCCGCCGTCATTGGCGCGGGCGCCAGTATGGCCGGCGCAGGCGCGGCATCCAGCGCCGCGAAAAAGGCTGCGGCTGAAAACGCGCGCATCCAGCAGCAGCAGTACGAACAGACCCGCGCCGATCTGGCCCCCTATAACCAGGCGGGCCAATCGGCGCTCAACACGCTGTCCGGCCGGGTGAACAGCGGCCCCGACATGGACGGCCGGGCCTACGTCAGGGGCAACGCCGACGTCCTTGAGGCCTACAACCAACCCGGCGTCCGCGAGGCGTGGGGCGGGGACGAGGACGCCTACGGGGAGGCGCACTACGGCTCGTCCGGCCGGGATGAAGGCCGAGAGATGGGTTACGAGCCCGGCCCGTTGGACGAGTGGAGCGAGCGCCCGACAGGCTCCCCGCGTCCCGACTTCGGCGAGGCTCCCGACTTCGGGGCCGCTCCTGACGCCAGTTCCTACTTCACCGGCTATGAGCCGACCGAGCAATATCGGAACGAGCTTGAGCGCACGACGCGCGGCCTTAATGCCAAAGCTGGCATGGGCGGCGGCTACTTCTCCGGAGGCCGGGGCCTGGCCTTGCAGGAGAACGCCGACAGGCTCTATCAGGCCGACTACGGCAACTGGTGGAACCGCCAGAACACGCTCTATCAAACGGCGCTCGGGCAGTTCAATACGCAGAAGGCGGCGGGCCTGGGGCAGTACAACGCCACCCGCAACTTCCTGAACAGCAACTACGACGTGGACACCTCGCGCGGCGACGCCCGGTTCGACACTGACCGGGGCTATGCGACGGGCCGCCAGGATCAGCAGACGCAGAACCTGTTCGGGCTCGCGGGCATGGGGGCGAACGCGGCCGGCGCGCAAGCCGGGGCGGGGCAGAACTACGCCAACAACGTCTCGGCGAACAACAACTCGGCGGCTTCTGCGACGGGCAACGCGGCGATCTACGGCGCCAACTCGGTCAACAATCTCTTGGGCCAGGGCATCCAGGCTTACGGGCTCTACAAGGGCGGGCAGGCCTATGGCGGCTCGCCCCAGAATATCCTCTCGGGCCGCACGCCGGAGTATTCGCTCTATGGCTAGTGTCAACATCGACTGGGGCGCGCTCCAGCAGCCGAACATGCTGGGCGGCTACCTGCAAGGCCAGCAGGTCGCTCAGGATCGCCAGCGCAACGTGTTGAACCAGCAGCGGCAGGCGTCTTCGGACCAGATGCAGCGCGAGCAGTTCGGCATGGAAAAGGAGAAGTTCGGCTTCGATAAGAAGCGGGCGGAGCAGGCCGACGCGCTGAAGCGTGGCGAGGTGCTGACCACGGTCGCCCAGCGGCTCAAGGGCGTGCCGGCCGGTCAGCGCAAGAGCGCCCTGGATCGCGCCGCGCCGCTGTTCCAGGCCTCGGGCATTGACCCGTCGATGTTCGGCCAACTGTCCGAGGACCAGCTTTCCGACGAGGCCCTGGACACCTTCACGGGTCAGGTTGCGAAGGAGCTGCAGTTCTTCCAAACCGACCGGGGCATCTATGCCGGCGACAGGGCCACGGGCGAGGTCGGCCTTGTCAAGGCGCTACCCGGCAAGCCGCAGCAGTTCGGCGACTATCTGTACATCCCGGAAGACGGTGGACAGCCGCAGGCCAGCCAATCGCCCACGTCTGGCGCCTCGGGCTTCAATGCGCACATCGACCCTCTGCTGAAGCGTGAGGGCGGCTTTACGGCGAGCGATGGTCGCTCGGGCGCCCCGGCGAACTTCGGCATCAATCAGAAGTACAATCCCGACGTGGACGTGCGGAACCTGACGGCCGACAAGGCCAAGGAACTGTACAAGACGCGCTATTGGGATGCGATCAACGGCGATAGCCTTCCCCCGGAAGCGCAGGCTGCGGTGTTCGACGCGGCGGTGAACCAAGGGCCGGGCCGGGCGAAAGCCTGGTGGCAGCAATCCGGCGGTGATCTGCAGAAGTTCAACGAACTGCGCCTGCAGCATTATCGCAGCCGGCCGGACTACGAACAAAACCGCAAGTCGTGGGAAGGGCGCGTCGCCGAGACGGGCGCTGGCGCGCCGCTGCAAGGTGGGGCCGGTGGTGACACGCTTGGCTCCGCGCCTCCTTCCGTGCCGGGGTTCCGCGTAGCGGGCCGCGTTAAGGCCCAGGAGCGTAACGCCCCGCCTTCGGGCTACCGCTGGGCGGCTGACGGAAATCTGGAGGAGATCCCCGGCGGACCCGCAGGTCGCAAGGACACGTCCAAGGCGTTCGATCAGGAACAGAAGCTTCGCGCGCAGTTCGGGCAACTGCCTCAAGTGAAGGACATGGCCGCCGTTCAGGCGCACGTCCGTACAATCGGGTCCATCGCTCAGAAGGCGCGCGCGGGCAAAGCCACGGCGACCGATGACCTGGCGATGATCTTCGCTTTCATGAAGATGTTGGACCCCGGCTCTGTCGTCCGTGAGGGCGAGTTCGCCAACGCCCAGAACACGGCGGGCATCCCGGATCGGGTGGTGAACGCCTACAACCGGGCGCTCAAGGGGACGCGGCTATCCGACAAGCAGCGCGCGGAGTTCTTCAATACCGCGACCCAGGTCATGGACAGCTATACGAACTCCTACGCCGACCAGAGCGACCGATACCGGGGCTTGGCGGGGCGCTATGATCTGAACCCCGACAACATCGCCGCTCCGACGAGGCGACCGGCCGCGCGCAACGCGCCCGCGAAGGCCGCGCCGACCAGCGGCTGGGGCGAGATGAAGGTCCGCTGATGCCGACGTACAGTCTCCAGGGTCCGGACGGTCGCACCTATGAGGTGGAAGGGCCTGCGGGAGCAACGCGCGCCCAGGTCATCGCCGAGATTGAACGCCAGCAAGGCGGCCCGATCCAGGCGAAGGCCGCGAAACCCAACGTCGGCAAGGACGTGGCCAAGTCCGCGCTGACCGGATTTGCCAAGGCGGCGGTCGGGTTTCTGAACGAGGCCGAAGGCGTGACGCCTACGGGCATGGCGCGCAAGGCGGTCAACCGGCTGGGCGGCGATCTGGCGGACCCGCTGGCGATCCCCAAGAACCTGCTGGCCAAGTACGGCCACAAGCCGGAAACCCGCGCCGGCCGCTACGCCGAAGCCATCGCCGAGCAAGCGCCGAACATGCTGGCGCCTGGTGGCATCCCCCGCAAGATCGCCTCCGTCGTGGTTCCCGGCGTCATGGGCGAGGGGGCGCGGGAGACCGCTTCGGCGATGGGCGCGGGAGAGACCGGGCAGACCTGGGCGAAGTTTGGCGGCAACCTGCTGGGCGGCGCTGGGGCCTCGATGACCCGCATCCCGTTCACGGCGCGCGGCCCTGCAGAAGTTCGCCACATCCCCCGGCAGGACCCGAACACGCTCAGGCAGCGGGCGCAGGAGTTCCGCTCGGCCGGCATCAACCCGACCCTAGCGGACGTGGTGGACGATAGCGGACGTGGTGCGGTGCGAGCCGCCGCTTCCCGCATGACGCCCGCCCGCCAGAGCGCGACCGACTTTCAGGACGCCCGCGCCCTCGACCTTCCCTCCCGCATCGGCGGGCAGGCTCGCCGCGTCATGTCCCAGGACCCGCGCACGCCCGATCAGATCCGCGAAGCGATGGGCGCTCAACGCTCCGCCAACGCCGAGCAAGCCTTCGGCGCGGTGCGGGGCGAGGCGATCGACATGGCGCCGGAAACCGTGCAGGCCCTCCGTTCCGACTATGGTCGCCGGGCGATCACGGAAGCCGCCGCCCGTGAGCGTGACCCCAACGTGCGCGCCGCCCTTCGCCGGCTGGCTGGCGACGCCCTGGACGATCCCTCGACGCAGATCACGGTCGGCATGGCGGATCGGGTTTCGCGGGTGCTCCTCGGGCAGGCGCAAGAAGCCGCGCGGCGGGGTGACAACGACCTTGCGGCCACGCTGGGCGGCCTCGGCCGCTCCGTGCGCGAACCTACCCGGCAGGCCTCGCAAGGCTACGGGCAGGCCCTCGAAGGCTTCGCAGCGGACAGCCGCTTGCAGGAGGCGGCCGGCGTCGGCGAAAACCTGCTGACCCGCAACACCGACGAGTTCGTTCAGCAGGCCGGCGGGCTTGGTGACGAGGAACGTAACCTCGCCCTGGCGGCCGGACGTCGGGCCATTGAGCGCGCGGCTGGAGAGAGCCCTGGCGCTGCGCCCGGCGTGGCCCGCAAGATCGCCAATGCGCCGGAACAGCAGGCCCGTAGCGCCGCCCTGATGGGTCCGGAACGCGCCGAGCAACTGCAGACCGGGATGCGGCTGGAGGAGAGGGCCGTCCGCAACGCCAATGACATCGCCCCTCGCTTCGGCTCGCAGACGCAGAACAAGGCGCAGGACGCCGCGAACATGACGGCTGGCGTCGTCCAGCGCGGCTTCCAAGGGATGCGCGACCCGCTCGGCGCGGCTGTCGGCGTCGGCGTGGATTGGCTGAGGTCCAGGGGAATGAACGACGCCCAAGCCGAGCAATTGGTCAACATGGCCTTGGACCCGGCGCAGACCGATCAGGCCATTGCGCTCATCGCTCAGCGGTTCGGTCCCGAAGCCGCGCAACAGGCCGTCGCCTGGCGCAACGCCGCACTGATCGGGGCGACGGGCGCGGCGACGAGCGGCGTTACTGCGTTAGGCGCGCAATAAGCCCGGCGAGTGACGTCAGGACGATAATCCCGAACACCCGCCAGTCGAGCGTCCAGCCCTCCCACCAGTGGCGGGTATCGCGTTCCTCGGCGGGCTCGATCACCTCGAACTCGGCGTCTGTGTAGTCGGGTTTCTGTCTCTGCATATCCCCACCCATACCATAGCTTGATGAGGCCCGCATGGCGGTTCTGTCACCCCCATTCCAGAGGGTAGAAACGGCTGCTGGCGCGCCGATCAGCGGCGGCAAGCTGCGCATCTACGACGTCAACACGACGGACCTCGCCGACGCCTTCTCGGACGAGGCGATGGCGACGCCGCTCTCAAACCCCGTGGTGGCCGACTCCAACGGCTTCCTGCCGATGATCTTCTGCGCCGAAAACACCTATGACATCGCCTACCTGAGCGCGGCCGACGTCGTTCTGACCGGGCAGTCGTTCAACGATTGGCCGACGATGGCGGGGGCCTCGGCGAACTCCATCGAGCGCACGCTGTCCGGCGCCCGGCTGGACATCGACGGCGGGACGATCGGGGACGGGAACACCGGCGTCCGCATCCAGGCCGGCTCGCCCAGCCCTGACGATACGGGCGGCTATCTGCGGCTCGGCGGATGGAACGGCACGCAGCTCGACGGGGCCGTGGTTGACTCGGCCTATGTCAACTTCATCGAGCCGAAGTCCATTCAGGAGAATGGCCAGCGCCTCGCCCAGGTCATCGAAACCGAGCCCACGGCCTTCTCCGGAACCGAGCTGCTGATCGCGCTTCCGGAAGACCCGGCCGGAACCCGAGGGTATGAAATCACCCTCTACGACATGACCTGCGCGGCCACGGCGAGCCCGTTGGCGCTGGGCTTCCAATTGTCCTACGACAACGGCGCGACCTACAAGTCTGGCGCCTCGGACTACGCCCATCAGTTCCTGTTGCTGCAGGGCTCCACGGTGGCCCTGACCAGCGACGACGCCAACACCTACGCCCGCATGAGTTCGTCATCCCGCATGAAGGCGGGAACGACCGGCCGGGTGGAAATGAAGATCGTCACGCCGGACAGCGGAACCGAGCCGACGATTGTCGATGGGATCGTGATGGCGACCTATGACACCGGCGATGCCAACCTGGCGACCTGCACGTTCCATTGCCGGGGCCTGGGGGCTTTCGGCCGGGCGACGCACATCCGGATCTATGACACCAACACCGGGACGTCGATCGCCGGCAACTACGTCCTGCGCATCCTCCGAGGCTACGGCGAATGACCGCAATGGCGATCGGGCTGTTCCTGGGGAGCGGGCAGGGGGGAAGTCTCCTCTCGCGGCTTCTGGCGGTTCCGGGACTGGTGGCGGCGTATGACGTTGCGGATACGTCGAGCATGTACCAGGGCGGTGCTGGCAACAGCTCTGCGGGCGCCATCGGCTCTCCGGTGTTCTGGATGCTCGATCAGGCCGAGCTTGCCGGCAAGACGGTCGGGCAGTACCTCGACGCCGCGCCGAACATGCTCTCAAACGGCGATTTCAGCGGCGGGGTGACGACCGGCTGGAGCGCGGTCAACGCGACGCTCTCCGTCGTTGGCGGCCGATTGAGGGTCACAAACACGTCGGCGAACTTCGGGCGCGCCGAGCAAACCGTGACGACGGTCCCCGGCCGGGCGTATTTGCTCAAATGCGACGCCTACGTCGGCACCGCATCGGTGGCGCGGGTGAACGTCGGCACCGCCACGGCGGGCGCTCAGTACGGGCAACTTCTGGTCAGCGTTTCCGGCGCCGATAAGCACTTGGCCTTCGTCGCCACGGGGACAACGGCCTATATCGGGCTTTGGAGCGACAACGTCTCCGGGACCTACAACGAAGGCGACAACTTCTCGCTCCGGGAGTTGCCGTCGATCCTGGCGACGGCCCCATCCACCACCCGCCGGCCCACGCTGCACTCCGGGCCGTATCTCGATTTCGACGGGGTTGACGATCTTCTGAACGCCAACATCGTCACCGGCCTGGGATCAAGCTGCTCCGTCTATCACCGCACCCAGGCCGGCGACGACGTCTGGCTGGACGCCCAGACCATCAACTCGGGGAACTATGCCCTCAGCACCACGGATTGGGGCCGGGCGGCGATTTTCAGTTCCCTTCCCTCAGACGGCGATAAACTGGTTGTGCAGGCCTGGGGGGCTGCCTATCCCACGCCCCCTTTTGAGGATGGGTTCCTGGCGCTTTACGCCGACTTCGAGAACGACGAGTTCTCGGCGGCCGGGGCGCCGGAAACCCTCGCGGCCTGGACCGACAACGGCGATGCGACCTTCACGCGCACGACCTTCCCGGACTTCTATCGAAGCGCATCGTTCGACAACGCCGTGACGATGACGATCGAATACAAGATGACCAGTCTGACGGCGGCCGGCATCCCGTTCCACATGTCGGCCGGCGCCACCAATGAAGCCTGCTTCAGGATCAACACTGGCGCGGATGACGCTCGCCAGATGTACAACCGCTACAACGGCACAAGCTACGCGACGCCGCGCTATGCCTGGCCCGAGGACGGCGGGACACCCCCTTGCCTGGGCCGGCGACGCTCGACCGTCACCTGGGTTGAAGGCGATTTGCCGTGGGGCCTGGCGGACAACTTCATTCCGCGTGAGGAGACCGTTCAGCCCGGCGTTCCGACGATCGGGGCGCCCACGAAGATGACCGTGGGTAAGGATAGCCGGAACATCGACCCGAACGTCCCCGTGAGCGGATGCGAAGTGTGCAAGGTGATGATCCATGCCGGCTTTGCGGCCCCGGCCGATATGCGGGCGATCCATCGGCTTGGCGAGATTTGCCCGCCCATCCACATTCTCGGCGACAGCTTCAACAACAACAACCGCATCACGGACGCCTGGAACCTGCGGACGATGGACCGGGGCTGGATCGCCTGGAGCGCCGATCCCGTTGGCGGCTCGACGGTCGCTGATCAATGGACGCGCTTCCTAGAGTACATCGACGACTATCAGGACTGTACCCTGGCGTGGATCGACGGCGGCCTGACCGACAGCGCCGCGACGGTCAAGGCCAACTTCGACGCCGCCATGGCGGCCCTTCCGCATCAGCGCATCCTCTATTTCGAGCCCGGCCCCCTGCGTGACGACACCGCGCCGGAGCGGGCCGCCTGGGATGCGAAGGTCGCCGAGATCAAGGCCCACATCGGCGCCCGTTGGGTCGATACCCTTGGGCCGATCTGCAACACCGACGCAGGCGCGGGCGTCATCTTCCACGACGGGTCTGCGGAGGATCTGGCAGACATCGCGGCCGGTCTGTGGCCTCGATCTCTCTGTGTTTCGTCAGAGGACTTCCACCCGAACGCCGTTGAGAACTCAGCGGGATGGTCGGGCGCAAAGGCGTTGGCCTACCTGGGCGACGTGAAGGCGGTCGCTCTCGGTTACATCCCGGCCGCCTAGGAGCTTCCATGGACATCCTGACTACCTTCGCTGGCTTCGGCTGGCCGCTTTCGCTCGCCTTGATTCCGCTATTCGGGTTCCTCGACAGGTTCTGGGGATCGGACGGCGGCTTCAAGGGCAAGAAGGCCGTAATCCTGGTCCTGGCCATCGTAGGCCCTGCGCTCGCCCTAGGGCTTGCCGGGGGGCTGATGGGGCTGGCGTGGGTGATCTATCGAAGCCTGCCGTTCTTCGCCTCCAGCGCCACGAAACCGGCCTCTGCGTTGATCCGGCATGGGGTGGTCATCCCGGCGGCTCTGCTGGTGGCGTTCTGGACCGATCACGCGCTGGACCGGGCGGGGTTCGCGTTCGGGGCGTCCACACTCTGCGCCGTCGCGTTGGCCGCATTCTACGGCGCCGCCGAGCGTGAGGCTATCGAGGAGGGCCGCGCGATCGGCGACGCGAACACGCTCGTTGAGGTCGCTCGCGGCCTCGCCTTCGGCCTCGCGCTGGCCTTCGGGCTCACCTGATTTCCATCAGTAACCGCGCGGCGGACGCCCTCGCGCCAGTTCCCACACCGGGGGGTAGTTAATGGACGCTGTCGCCGTCATCACATTGGTAATCACGGTCGGAGGACCAGTATGCGGAGTCATTTGGTGGGCGTCGCAACGGGTCTACGGGGCGTTCGTTAAGTTGGGGGATCATGACCGTAAGCTGGGGGACCACGATGAGGAGCTTTCAGAAATGCGAGCCACACAGGACCAGCACGACGCACGTATCGAAAAGACGGAGGAAGGCGTGCGCAACATCGCCAACCTCGCCAACACCATTGAACACCTGGGCGAGATGTTCGGCGAGAAGCTGAACGGCCTGGGGAAACTCATGGGCGCCCATCAGGAGCGCAACATGAAGGACTTCGAGGATCTGCGCCAACGGATAGACGAGCGCCGCTCGTTCCGCGCGAACGACTGACCGAACATCGGGGGGCATATGGCCAGGATTTCAACCCGCGTCGCGGGCGTCGCGGGCGTGGGCGCTGCAAGCTCCGCCGTCATCGCCTTGACGCTGACCTTCGTTCCGCCTCACGAGGGGACGATCCTGAAGGGCTACAAGGACCCGATCGGGGTCGTCACGGCCTGCACGGGCCACACTAAGACGGCCATTCTCGGCAAGCGCTACACGCCGGCTCAGTGCGAAGCCTTGCTGCGGCAGGACGTGCTGGAGCACGCGGACGCCATCGCGCCGTGCATCAAGCGCAAGCTGCCCGTCGAGACCCACGCGGCGTTCCTGTCCTTCGCCTTCAATGTCGGGCCGAAAGCATTCTGCGCGTCCACCCTGGCGGCGAAGATGAACGCCGGGGATCTGGCTGGCGCCTGCGCGCAGCTCTCGCGCTGGACGCTGGCAGGCGGGGTCAAGTGGCCGGGGCTGGTCCGACGCCGGGCCGATGAGCGCAAGCTCTGCGAAAAAGGCCTGGCGTGACCCTCGGCCAATGGGCCGCTGTCCTCGCCGTCGCCGTCTTCGCCGTTGTCGTTTTGGCCGCCTGGATCATCCGCGCCGTCTACCGCGACCTCGTTGAGGCGATCCGCAGCGCGAACCTTTGGGGGAAGTGAAATGTTCGGCATCAGCACACTCCAGCTCGGAATTATCGGTCTCGTCGCCTCTCTCGCCCTTGGCTTTGCGGGGGGAGGTAAGTACGCGGAGCGCCACGAGCGGGCGGTGACGGCTCGGGCCGAGGCTGTCTGCGGCGCGGCGCGGATGGGTTTTGTCGAGCGCGTCGCCTCCAAGAAGAAGGGCGAGCCCGGCAAGACCTTGGACCGCAAGCGCTGGGGCGCTCAGTGCGCCGAGCGGGTCACGCAACTCATGGCCGAACACGACGCGGGCTTCGAGCGGAAGGAAGCCTCGGCCGGCGTGACGCAGACCGTAGGCGCTACCGCTGAGAAGCATCAAGCCGAAATCGAAATCCGCTATCGCACCCTACAGCAGAAAGTGCCGGTCTATGTCCCTCAAGCTGTTGATGATAACACTATCGTTCCCGTTGGCCTTATCCGCCTGCTCGACGAAGCCGCCGCCGGTCAAGATCCAGATGGTGTTTCCTTCGCCGCCGGCCTCAGTCATGAAGCCGCCTCGGGCGTTAAACTCTCAACACTCAGTTCCGTGGTCGCCGGCAATTACGGCGTCTGCAACGCGACCCGGCAGCAACTGATCGACTTCCAAAGCTGGGCGGACGCGCAAAAGGCGCTCAACCCATGAGCTTCCTCTCCTTCTGGTTCAAGCCGAAACCCAGGCCGGTCACCGTAAAGCCGAAGCCAGCGCCCGCTCCCCCCAAACCCGAGGCCCCGATGGATCTAGGCATTGGTCTGTCGATCACCACGCCGCAGAGGGCGGACTCGTTCATTCCGCTGGCGCTGGACAATCCCACGGTCTTCCAGGAAGGCTTCGTCGGCGTTCAGATGGGCGGCCGGACCTTCTATCAGGCCCGCGATCAGGACCCCGAAAAGACCTACTCGATACAGCGCGCGGCTGGCGACCACTTCCGGTTCGAGGTCCAACAGAACGATCAGGCGCAGAACGACGCCGCTGACCGTTCTCGCGCCGAGTTGGTCGAGTGGGGCACGACCTGGGCGAGGGGCGATCGCCACCATATCCGGGTGATCGTCAAGCGGCTCACCGAGGTCACCGACGAGGCGAGGTGGGCGGGCATCCTGCAGCTTCACGGCGCCAACGGCCAAGGCGCTTACAACCTGCCGCAGTTCGTGATGAGCCTATACCCCGGCCGGTTTCAATTCGAGTACCGCTATGGCGCCACGTCTCCCGGCACGTGGGCGATGCTGGACCCGCTCTACGTCACCCCAGGCTCAACGTACACGGTGGATCTGGACTGGATCACGGACGCCACGAACGGGCTTCTGGAGGTGAAGGTGGGCGGAGTCCTGCATGACACCTACTCGGGACCGCTCGGCTTCGCCGACGAGCCGCTAGGCCCCAGGCTGCAGACCGGGATCTACGCCAAGAACGATGTCGAGCCGATAGCGGTGGAAGTCGAGTACGTGTTGGGGTAGAATCAAGGGGTTGCGTGAGGCGGGGAAAGCAGACCCGCAGGAAACAGCACAGGCGGATACTGCAACTGCGCTCCGGCCCGCGTCCTTCGTAAGATCGGCGCGACCGGAGAGGGGCGGGGCAGTCCTCGGAAGGCCGCCTAGCGGGAGTAGCGCCCCGCCCGCAACTCCTCGCCAAGCCTCTTCCCGAGCCCGCCACCTCAACCGAGGTCGGCGGGTTTCGTCGTTTTAGGGCTCAACGACGCTGAGATGAGCGTCAGGAGCAGCAGCTAGCTTGTGAAAAACCTCCCCCTTGAAATCAGCCCGCCCCATCGCGCCGACACGGGCCTCGGCTTCGTGTCGATCAACAGCCTCCACTGGCAACGCCCAAACCGCGCCGGCGTAGGTGTATTCGAACAGGAACGTCGTCATTCTCTCTCTCCAATCGGAGCAGGGGAGGGGGACAGCTTCTCGCGTAGCGCCATCGCATCCCACCATGCGTTGTGCTGAACGGCGCCCGGAAGCGTCGTCGGATAGCAGTCGACGTTGTGAACCTCAAAGGTGATGCGGGGGAAGTCAGTGGACGCCCACCCGCCGTCGCGCCCGGTGGAGATCGCCGCGCAGAACCTGCCGATGTCCACCGGACTGTCCGCGATGATGACGGGCTCCAGATCGTTCCGCAGGAAGGACCGCAGGTTATCGCCCACCCAATCCGGGGGCACGTCGAGCGCGCGCAGATGCGCGTTGTGCTCATGCATCAGCGGTTCCACGTGCTGTTGAACCCACGGATCTAGGGCGCGCGCCGTGGTGCGGACGTAGAGGCTGATCCCGCTCTCTTCCACGAGCGCGATGCTCAGTAGCTGGCCGCCATGTCCATCAAACTCAGTGTCGAGATAGTACCTCATGAGGTTAGACACTCCCCGCTCAACCCATTGATTCAGTTGCGACCGTTTTTGGCCGGTTAGACAAATACAGCGTTGATTTCGTTCAGCAGTGGCCTTCCCCTAGGGACTGCCACGCGTGAAATCAGCCCTTGAATATACTAGGCTTTTTGGCCTTTTTGTCTACCCGGTTGGAAGGGTTAGTCACTTCTGTTCGCGCTATGGCCTCAGCGGCGAGCTTTTGCTGATCGGCTGACGCCGTATAGAGCGTCAATTCGGTAAGGTTCTTGTGGCCCGTCACCGCCATGATCTGGCTTGCCGAGCAGCCCGCCTCGGCGAGCCGTCGTGCCGCCGCTTTGCGCAGACCATGGGCGCGGCAGGCGTCCGGTAACCCGGCCTTCTTCGCTCGATCGGCAAACCAGTTGCCGAACCCGGCCGACGAGAACGGCTCACCATACTGCGTCGTCAGGAAGTTCAGGTGGGCCTTTGGTGACGCCTCGATCTCAGCTTTCAGGTGAGAGTGTAGGGCGATCCACAACTCGGTTCCGGTCTTCTGCTGGACGACGCGGATCGTGCCGCCCTTCACATGCTGGCGGCCCATCAGGATCACGTCAGACCGGCGCTGCCCGGTATACAGCAGCAGGGCGAGCGCCAGACGCTCCCGCGAGCCCGCAGGCCACTTGGCCTCGAACGCGGCTATCTCCCCCTCGGACCAAGCGTGGAAGCCCTTCAGCGCCTTCCTCGGCCGGCGCATTCCGGTCATCGGATGCGTCTTCCGGAAGCCGTACAATATGGCGTGGGTGAACAGCAGGTGGAGCACCTTGCGCAGGTTCTCCTGGCGTCCCGGCAGCCCATCCAGCAGCGACTTTACGTGGCGCGCCTCCATGGCGTTGACGCTCATGTCGCCATGCTTCGCGCGGAATTTCTCGATGGCTTGGCGGTAGGTGACCTTGGTCTTGTTGCCCAGGTCGGCGAACTCACGGGACTTGTAGTACATGACGATGAGGGCGCTGAACGAGCCTGGCTTCGTCCGGTTGGCTCCGATCTCGCGCGGCGCAGCGGTCTCGGCGGCGTGGTACGCCTCCATGAACTCTTTCGACCCCGGATCGCCGGGCAGGGTGACAGAGGGCGCGCCCGGCCGCCGGTAGTAGTGGCGCCGCTTCCCGTGCCGATCCGTGTATGCCTTGACGTGTTTCAAGCGGAACGTCGTCACATGAGCCCCAACGCCTTATCCCAGTCCGTGTCGGCCTGATCGGCGTCACGTTGGGCTTCGGCGTTGGCGACTGGCAAGATGGCCGGGTGACCATTCTCCACCACGATTTTGTAACTACCCACAGGCAGGTGCTTGGCGGCGCTCTTGACGGCACGGTCCCACTCGGCCTGCGGAATGGATGCTCTACGGCTCACGGCTTCCGCCTCGCATCAGCTTCTTGGGGATGGGGGTTAGGGGTCCGCCCGGAGTTGCCGTGCGCTCGCTTTTGCAGAGAGCGAGCAGATGGGCTGCGGCTAGTCACCATCAGGCGGCCTCGCGGATCATGTGACCGATCACCTCCGCCATCCCTGGCGGGTTCGAGTCGCCCAGCGCCTCTATCCATTCGACGCGCTCGGCGGACATGGCGGATCGGAACTCGCCGGCAGATCGAGCATCCACAGGTAAAGCTTTGAGGATATCCGGGTCCCAAGCACCTCGGGCATCTGCTGCCCGCGCGACGCGCTCAATCGCGGATGGTCCCGCGCGCCAGGCGATCTCCAGTCGCGACAGGCTGGAGCAGGAAATGAGGAACACGCGCCGACGCTCATAAGGCGCGCCAATGTCGCGAGCCTCGAACTCAAGCTTAGCAACGTGCCTTCCAGCACGCGCGAGACCTTCAGACACGTCGGCTTCCCAGTCCGGGTTGCCCGAGGGCTGCTCCACGACAAACCATTCTGCGCCGGCGTCGAGCCCGACCCGGAGCATCTCTGGCCAGAGACTGTCGCCAGTGCGATAGCCGTGGATGGCGGCAGCGACAGAGGTTTCCTGGCAGGGCGGTCCTCCGAAAACAATGTCGGCTGAAACACCTTCGAGCGTGCACACGTCGTCATGGATCGGAACCCCCGGAAATCGCGCGGCCAGGCGAGCCCGGCGCCAAGCCTTGGCTTCGCAGAAAGCAACGGTCTCAAAGCCGCCGACCCGTTCCAGGCCAATGGCGTGGCAGCCGATGCAGGAGAACAGGTCGAGCACCTTCATTCCTTCCCACCGGAGAACATCCCATCCCCCTGGGAGAGGTCCGGATCCCAACCGCCCTTGCCGCGACAGACGTCGCAGCGCCGCAGGCACAGGTCGCAGCCGCTTTCAGGATCGACGCAGGCGTATTCTTCCCAGCAGTCGGCAAGCTCGCCTTCACCGCCGCACTGCCAGCAATCGATCCAGTCGCCAGCGATGGCGTGGTCGATATCGAAGTCGGGCTCACCCGGCATCACCGTCCCCCTTCTGCCTGTCCTGTCCGACGAGAGCTGCGGCGCGACGGAGATGGCCCCAGGTGATCACGGAGGCCGGAAAGACCTGATCGTCCGGCGGCACAACGGTGACCATGGCCTTGCCGACCAACTGGTTTACGCGCAACCCGGCGGCCTTCGCGAACGGCTCCAGCACGTCCAAAGCCTCCCGCTCCCACGCCTCTGCGGCTGTTGCGCGGGCTTCGGCGGATCGAAGCTTGTCAGAGCATCCGTTCCAACCGATCGCCATCTGGTCGGCGTCGAAGTTGTTTTGTCTGGAGTACGCCTTCGCCTCTACAAGCTCCCGCTCCAGAGCCTCGGCCTTGGCAAACAGAGCGAGCACGGCATCGGCCTTAACCGCCTGCTCGAACTTGCTCAGTGCGGCGCAATCGTACCAACGCTCGCCATCAGCATCTTGCGTGAAAGCAGCAGCGGCCTCGGCAACCTCTCGCAGCCCCTTCAGGTCCAGTTCGTCAGTTCCCATGGGGAGAGCCTTCCTGCGCGAGGAGCCGCGCCGTGCGGGCCAAGGCAAGGTGCCTCCTGACTTCAGCGTCGGCGCGCTGGCGGTACAGAAGCCGTCCCTCCGTCTCGTCGGGATCGTTGCGCCGGTAGCCCAACGGGGTTCGATCAGAGCTACCCATGGTCCTGGCCTTTCGAGAGAAGGGCGTAGGCCTCGGAGGCTTCTGGAAAAAGACGTCGCTCGATCAACCCGGCAAGCTCTGTGGCCGCGTGCGGATCGAACTCTGACGCAATGGCGTCCTTCCAACGGCGACCCTTTCGTGGTCCCGCGCGCGACGGCCAATTGGCGCGCGCCCGGTCGATGGCGTGCAACCACTCAATCTCATGTGCGAGGTAGATCACGGCGTCCATGTCACGCCCCCGTTGTTGGGGTGGATAGAAGCCGGCGCAGCTTGTCGCGCTCGCGGGTCAGATGCGTAATCTGCTCGTTCGCCCGTCTCAGCGCCTCCATCGCCACCCCGATAGGATCAGGTTGTTCTAGGGGTGGGGGTTGTTTGGCCTCCCGGGAGCTGTCCCGTTCTTCGGCGTGGGCTGAGGCTCCGCTCTCCGCTGAAGGAAGGATCATCGGTTCGTCGGCGCGCCACTCGCACCACAGGCGGTGCGCGTCTGGGATGTAGGCCCAAAGGCCATAGCCGCCGTCGTCCAGATTGTTCGCGCTCTCGCCGTCACTGTCGATCAACTCGCCGAAGTCGGTGACGTAGAACAGGTTAGCCCCGCTACCATCGTTGTAGAGGGCCACGATCTTGCGACGGGATGCGGGCGCTGCGAGGAAATTCCGCCATCCAGAAGGCTCGGCTTCGGGGGCAGCGCGGGCTGTGGGACCCGCGTCGCCACTGGGCAACTCCGGGCGCTCCCCATCCCCTTGACCCGGCAACTCAGGGCCGCCCCCAGCTTGAACAGCAGAGAGGATGGCGTCGATGGCTTCAAGCTCTCGGGAGTGGTCGATGAACCACTCCATACGGTCGCGCGGCACGCCGTTGGCGATTTGCGCCTCAAAGTCCTCCACGTAGAGGTCGCTGGCCCGCAGATTATGCGTGGTGGTCAAGGCGTGGTGCGCGAGTCTCAGGGCATTCAACGTGGCGATCTGTTCCCGCAGGTCTCCCCCATCACCCCGCCGAGCTTCAAGGGCGTCGGCTCGGGTGTTCCAGGCGGTGATCCGGGCTTCATTCGTGCGGCTCTGTTCAATGAGGGCGTCCAGCACGTCGAGGTGGTCTCGCCACCAGAACACGTGGCCGGACGCGTCACGCTCTCCGAACCATTTGCCATCGAGCGGGCCAACACCGGACAGGAAGTCGCGGAACATACGCGCGCGGTCTTCCGCCAGGTCCTGGGCGTCACCGAGGGGGGTGGGGTCGGTCATGGCTCGGAGCCTTCCTGAAAAGCCGCATAGAGCGCCGCAACGACCCTTTCCCAGGCTTGCCGGTTATGGTCGCTCGGGTGGTTGATCCATTCCTGCGCCGCTGGCAGTTGGTCCGGCCGGACGTTGACCCAGGCGGCCAAGGCGATGCGGGCGAGGCGGGTTAGGGCCTTGCGCGCTTTGCGGCCGAAGTTGTGGTCAGGCATGGGTGGCCTCCGCCTTCGGTTGGCAGGCTTCGACGACGCGGCGCGCGGTGGCGGCGTCCATCATGCCGATGTGGCAAGCCTCGGGATCAATCCCCAGGCGCTCCGCCAGCCAGCGATAGCCGGCCCCACGGGCTACGCTCTGGGCACAGCCGTCGCGGGCGATCTTCCGGCGCCAGAGCGGGTCGAACGCGGCGTGGGCTGCGATGCGCGCGGCGCGAGTCTCAGGACCGCAGGGCGAGCCCTTGGGCCGGTAGGTGCCGTCGTGGCAGCCGACGTAGGCGAGGCAGCCTGCGCAGCGCCAGAACGCCTTGCCGTGCAGGTCCGGGCGGTGGGGATAGACGATCTCGCCGGTGACCAGGCCGGCGGGCTTGCCGCATTCGCCGCAGTCGACCCGCGCGAGCTTTTCGGCCTCCGCCTTCTTCTTCCCGTGATGGCGGCGCCGGGCGCCCATCAGCGTCCCTTCCTCGACTTGGCGGGCACACGCCGGGGCTCACCGAAACCACGGGACCGGATAGGCGTGGCGGAGACCTCGCGGGGGACGTCGAGGCGGAGCTTCGACTGGCGCCGGCGCTTGTCGATCTTCTGCCGGTCGGAAGCAGTTTTGATCCTGTCGCAGGGCTCTCGGTGCAGAGGCCACAGATTTTCGTCGTCGTCAGACCCGCCGAGATCGATCGCCAGCTTGTGGTCGTATCGGACCTCGGGGCCAGTCTCAGGGACGGGGAAGTTGCACATCCAGCAAATCCCCTTTCGGGACTTCCAGATGCGGGCCTTCCGCGCGGGGGTCATCGCCCTGCGGTTTTCGGGGATGACGGGCTCGGGGATTTGGGCGAGGACGCGGCTCATCCGGGATGGTCCTCCAGCCAAGCGTCGCACTCGGCGAACGTGCCCGAGAAGACGACGGCGAAGCCCTTGCCGCCCTCATTGGCCGGGTCGGGATTCGGCTGACGCACGTCGACCACGCTGCAGGACAGCGGCGCGCGCCACTCCGCCGGGTTGGTTGGCGCCTCAATCCAGAACGGGCCTGGGTCAGGTTCTTGGGGGCCTGTGAAGCGCCCGCGCTTGTCGCGTGGCCGGTCCATCAGGCGGCCCTCGCGTCTTGCTTGGGCTCGCTCCAGATGACGCCGTGCTCGTCGCCCCACTTCAGCATGTAGGTGATGACGTCGGCCATCTCCTCGACGTCCATGTCGGACGTGTGGAGACCGAGGATCATCAGGCCACCTTCAAGACCGGGAACGGCTTCCAGCCCGGCGGCGACCTTCACCGCAGCGGTCATCAGGTCTTTCCAGTCGTGTGTGGAGCGCTTCTTGCCGGCCCACTCGGCTTGCTCCTCCAGGTCGGTGAGCATCGCCCAGAGCTTGCTATTTTGATCGAGCGTCCTCGCCGGCCCTTTGATCTCGACGCGCGAGAACTTCGGAAGTTGGGCCACGACCCGTGCGACGTTGGCGCGCTGTTCGGGCGTGTAGAGGGTGAAGGCTTTGCGGCTCATACGACCCGATGCTCCTCGACCACGTTGAAGCCTGGGATGGTCCGCTGACCTGCGCGCACGTCCTGCTCGGCGAGCGAGACGAGGAACGCCTTCAGCTCGTCCGGCCGGCGCGAGACGTAGTACTTCAGCGCATCGCTGGGCGTCACCAGCTCCGGCCGGTAGGTCGTGCGCAGCGTGGCGGCCCGTGCGCCTCCAGCAGCTTGCGGGCGGGCTTTCTCAGCCCTTCCGGCGTCGGCGTCGGCGCGCTTGGCGTCGGCGACCAGCGCCTCGGCGGCTTCGCGCCCAGCCAGGTCGTCCAGCGTGGTCGTGCGCATGGCGTCAGCGGCGGCCTTGGCCTTCGCGGCGGCGTCCTGGCGGGCCTGTTCGGCGAGTTCGCGCTGCTCGTTGGCCTTCTTCGCCAGCCAAGGGGTGAGGGCCTTCTTGCAGGTGTCCACGGCCAGCTCTGCGCGGTCCAGCAAGGGCTTCCACTTCGACTGTACGGCCTTGCCAGCATCGTCATGCGGCTTCTTCTCGGCGGCCCTGGCCTTGTCCGCGTCCTTCGCTGCGGTGCGGATCGCATCCATCAGCTTGGCGACGGCTTCGGCCTCGGCTTCCGATTGCACGCCGGCGCCGTCGAGGTGGTTCTTCGCCTCGTCAAACAGGTCGCCAATATGGGCGTGGAAGCCGGCGAACGCGCTCTCGTCGGGCGGATTGTTGTGGCCCATGAGGACGATGGCGGCTGTCATTTCTGGACACCTTCCTTCGACGGGTTCGGAGCGCCATTGCGCATCAGGCCGAAACACGTCTGCAGCGTCCCGCAGCGCCGACATGCGCGCAGGCCACCTTGACGGCGAGAACGGCCTTGTTGATCAGAAATATAGCGGTTGAATAGTTCATTGGCTGCTGTCTCCAAAGTCGGGAATGTCATCACCGTCCAAGCCGAAGTCGTCCTTCGGCGGCGGAGACGGAGGCTTCGGCTCTTCCTTCGGAAAGCCAGCCGCAACCTCCTGCATCACCTTCACCACGCGGGCGTAGGCGGCGGGTTGCAGGAAGTCTTTCCAGCCGACCTTGTTCTTCTCCCAAGCTTCCTTGAAAAGCCCCTTGTCGGAAGAGCAGCCGCGCAGGAGGTTGATGGCCAGTTCCTCGGCGCTGGCGAGCGCGTGCGTACTGGCGTCGGCGTCGTTGTCGCCTTCAGTCGGGATGCAGAACTCCTGCATCGCCATGTATTTGTAGGCGGCGCTCATGGCCTTGTTGGTGGCCTTGTCGGCGCTGTCCATGGCCTCGCCGAACATGCGGGCGGTCTTGGTGGAGCCGTCCACGGCCGAGGCCAGCTCAAACTCCATGTCCACGGTGACGTAGAACAGTGTTCCGCCCTTCTGCGTCTGCACCACCTCTTTCTGGCGGCTCAGGCACTTGGGCGTAATCACCAGCTTGTTGCGGGCCAGCACGCCTGACAGGGCGTTGTAGACGTCGTCAATGCCGCGGAACTTGTAGTTCTGCTGCGTATTGCTACGATCCTTGCCGATGCCATCGCGGGACAGCTCGGCCATCACGGCGCTGATCGCGGCCAGGACGTGGGGCGCCTGTGACGCGGCTTCGGCTTCGGGGTGCAGTTTGACGGGCGCGTTCACAGCGGCAGCTCCGTCAGCCAGAGCGCGAACGCCAGGGCGGACGCGGTTGTAGCTTTCTCGCGAAGCCGCATTCGGCGCTTGGCGTCGATCGAGCAGCGCCTGCAGTGCCGGACGCCCTTTGGGTCAACGTAGGTGTTGGCTGCGTCGAACGGATGTCCGTGATCGCAGTGCGTCTTCCGAGCTTGAAAATGGCGACCTTTCTGATGACGATCCGCCATGTTCTCTTGATGCGTTCCAAGCCAAAGGTGCGAG